ATAAGATCATCAAACTGATAATGCCAAATAGGATAAAAAACAGTAGCACTTGCATTACGAATACCTCCTTGACTACAACTACGTAGATCACCGAACCATTTCTTTAAAAATGGTACCATACCGGTGTGCATTACTTCTCCACCACGAATAGGTGCGCCCAATGGACGTAAGCGACCAATCTCTAATCCTATGCCAGCTCGTTTAGCAGCATACTTGGCCATCATTTCGCCACTAGCAAAAATACTATCCAAGTCATCATCACTGCGAATGAGTACGCACGAACTGAATTGCTTAGTAGGGGTACCGAGACCAGCAAGGACGGGAGTAGCAAGGGTAAATAATCCATCACTTGCGGCATTGTAGTATTCCTTTATGTAACGCATACGAGCTGAATTAGGTTCTTCCGTGTGAAAAACTGTAGCGGCTGCAATCATATAACGAATTTGTGGAGTTTCGTAAATTTCTTTAGTGGCACGATTACGCACAAGGTATTTTTCAATTAATTGTTCAATTGCGGCATAACTGTATTGTTCATCCTTGTCATGATCCAGCATGTCATTCATTTTGTTCCAATCGTCTTCGCTGTACCACTCTAAGAGCTCATTGGTATATAAACCAGTTGCCACATTCTTTTTTACAATAGTGTAGAGATCTGGAACTTCATATGTTCCATACACATCTTTACGCAACATACTCAATCTTTGCTTGCCAGCTACAAATTGATAATTTGTGTGACCTACATCAGGATTACTTTCAACATCAATTAAATCCACAATGGCTCGTAAAGTGATGCCATCAATTTCTTGTGTCGTAATGCCATCATAAAAATGTAATTGTGCTTTGATTTCTATCATGCTCTGACTTACGTCAGCAATTCCTTGACAAACTTTAGCAACCTGGGCCTGCCATTTATCAATTTGCAGTGGCTCTTTTAGTCCGCTTCTTTTAACTACACTTATCTGCATCTTTTAACTTTCTTGTTCTAATTTTATATTTTACTATGTAACTTGGGTTTTTTTAAACCGTTTGATCGTTTTAACTTTGGGTTTGTTATTTACTATTGAATCTCGGTTCCAATTAAGTATATATTTTTCTTTTGCTACCTGGACTAAATTAGTGCCATCTTCAGCCAAAACCAGCTCTGTATCGGTCATATCCGCACGATCCAGTAGACTTATAGTATACACGATTCCAAGCCCGCGAGCAAGATCACAATAGACATTGTCACTCAAAAGTTGCCAAGGATCTGGCCAATCCGTTTGGTCATCCCAGTGTAGATAATACGGTTGCCAAGGGGAATTAAACCACCATTGATTAATGGCAGTTAATGCGGTTTCTAAATCAAGAGATTGGCAACGACTACGAAGTTCAACCCAGGCTTGCAGCCTATTATCAAATGTTGCTGGCCACATCAAATCAGGCTAGGTAGTTGATAGAATAATTAATTGTTCCGTTACCCAAGGTATTTTCAGCGGAGTATGTTATCGTTATTGTAGTGTCAACTTGAGTAACTGACAATATAACTCCGGTGTCTGCGTTTTGCACAAAGTCATCAGACCAAACAGGATTACCTGTTCCGTTAACTGATGATATCAATATGGTTCCTGTGCGATGTGTAGTGCCTCTTGCAATGGTATAGTTGACTGCAAACGCACTAGTTTGATCTGTGGATACCGTAGTAACTGTATTAGTATCATTGTTGGCTATTTCCGTTTGAGATCCACTTTGTCTTATATAAGTTCCGGTGGCCAATACAATCTGTGAACCGTTTGTGGTAGCAACAAAGTTGGTGGCTATGTCAGCATACACTCTAGGATAAGTTACAGCATCTGCGTCACTGCGAGAAAATAAATCGCTGATACTAATGTTATTACTGTTATTAAGAACAATAATAGAAGTAAACGGAGTAGTGTCAGGTGCGTGATTTCCTACATTATAAAAAATATTATGTCCAGAGGCATTTGAATTAGAATACTCACCAAATACAATTCCTTCAGCATAAATGTTATCAAACAAATTACTAGTAATACGAATACCAGTTGGAGAAACCAGTGTAGGTGCTACAGTTCCTAATAACACACCTTGATATAATGTATTAAATTCAGAATTTGAAATAGTAACACCACTGACTTCTTCATTGGTGTTGATTCCATAAACTGTTCCGCTTAATACACATCCATCAAAAACTATGTTTTCGCATGAATAAGAAGCAGTTGTATTAAAAGCTACTGCAATAGTAGCAGCAGTGTCTGTCGTTGGTGCAGATTGATTTGGGCCATAAAATCCTACATTATTAAACCGACAATTGGTGGCTTGGCCAACTAAAAATACGCTGGCTGCAGTATCAACCGTTTGAAATCCAAGATTGGTGATGGTGATATTTTGTGGTGGTGTAGCGCCACCAGACCCAATGTTGACACCTGTCTGTTGCAGGCTGTCAGCCGTTTGCGCCACGTAGGCAGCACCAGAGGCCAATGAAATTACAGAATTGTCTAGGCCTTCACCATACAAGGTAGCATAGGGAGGGATATTGATTGTGCCAGTTACTTTGTATACGCCAGCTGGGAAAAATAAACTACGACGTATTTGTGGGTTAACTTCTCTACAATACAATTGATACAACGCACGATTAATTGCCGCTGTGCAGTCTGTTGACCCGTCACCTACTGCACCAAAATCTAATACCGAAGCAAACTGATCAAGCCAACTTTGTAAACTTAAATCAATTGGCGTACCTGACGTAGGACCAGTTTGCACAGTATAACCAGCAGCCAAGCCTTTGTAAGTGTAGGTTGTGGAAAAATTTAAAATATCACTGAATTCTGTTAAAATTTCAGTGTTACCAATGACTGGTGCGCCATCTTCTAGGGTGCCATTGCCAATCCAGAGTTGACGTGTGTCGGTACTCCAGCCAAACTCTGCGCCGGCTAGTTGTGGTAGATTTTCTGCCAAACCTTTACGGTTTGTAATTTGGGATATTTGAACAATGGCCAATTTAGTCTTCCTTGAATTCTATTCAGTATTTAGCTGGTTAGGCTAGTAGGTAATACTGCTCTAAACGGCGCCACCATTGATCTGCCCAATAGTCAAAATTCTCAGGTTTTAATACGAATTCTTGATAAACAGGGCGGGACAATGGATTACCCATGTCATCTACTGGGGGTTTAACACACATTAATACAACACCTTTGCGTATGTTGGTTCCGTAAACTTCATTGTGTGCCAGGGCATACGCTGTTAATTGTAGATAGTAGTCCTCAATCCATTCTTCGCGTTTGGGTTTGTTTGTTTGCTTGTAATCCAATATGCTTTCTTCGTTTAGGTGTAACCCACAGCCGTCTGTGGTGCCAGCATATAAACTAGGAAAATATAAAGGAATTTCTACACCCCATATTTCGTTGACATTTTTAAGACCATCTTCAATTACAGTCTGCGCCATGGCGTGACTTGCCCAACCAAATGGGTTTGACCCACGCTCTTTTAGTTGGCCTTGTTTGATATAATCTTCAAGGTAGGTGTGCATACGTGTACCGCGGTTAGCCGCTTCCGTGGTAATCTTTTGTGCGTTTTCTACCCCAACACGTTGGCGCCATTCGTTGAGCGCCTGTTTCTTTTCTTCAGGTTTGGTCCGGTCAAGAACTGTTGTTACACTAGGCAATCGTTTTCCATCCGGTGTAGCATAAAGACGGTGGCCATCTTCAGTAACACGACTCAGAGGTTTGTAATCAAATTTTGGGTTATACATTTTCATTGTCAACATGGTTTACTTCTATTCCTGATTTTTTAAGAAACTGGGTGCCGGTGTCATCCCTGTATTTTTCGCTGTAAAAAACACGCTTGATACCGCTTTGAAAAATTAGTTTGGCACAATCCAAGCAAGGACTATGAGTAATAAACATATCACTGCCAAGGCCAGATTCATTCGACCTCGCCAACTTGGCAATCGCATTAGTTTCAGCATGTAATACCTCAGGTTTAGTTGTTAGAAATTTTATGTCACCGTTGGGCCATTTAATTTCATCTTCACAATTGTTGTCCCAACCTGCCGGCATACCATTGTAGCCGATACTGATAATTCTATCGTCCTTGACCACAATAGCACCTACGTGAAGTCTACGAGCATGGCTGAGCTCAGAGGTGCGCCGAGCTATGTCCATAAAATATTTGATAAATTTGTTTTTCAAATGCGAAAACTTTCTCCGCAACCACACCGATCACGTTCATTGGGATTGCTAAATTCAAAACCTTCGTTTAGACCTTGACGCACATAGTCTACTTCAACTCCAGTTAAATATGCCGAACTCTTAGGATCAACTACAACAACAAATCCATCTTGCTCAAAGGCAATGTCTTCTGAGTTAACAACATCGATATATTCTAACACATAAGCAAGTCCAGAGCAACCTGTAGTTCTAACACCCAAACGGATTCCCATGCCCCGGCCTCGTTTAGCTATATTAGCTACAATTTTTTTAGCGGCTATATCAGTTACCGTAATCATATTAGCTCTTTTAAATTTTGTTCAATCTTTGTTTTACAAGATTTTTCACATGTATATAGCAAATTTCCCGTTTTAAAACTATCTAAAAGTTTATTTTTAAAAAATGGTTGTTCAAAGATTGAAGACAACATATATTTAGATATGTCGTAACGTTCAAATCCTTCAGCCATTTCTCTTAACTGATCACCTCCAAAATATTTTAACTCTGTATCAAAATGCATCATACAGCAAGGTATAACATAATTTTGATGTGTAATATAGATCCGCCCTGAGATCAAATTAGGACATATACGTTGTATATCATTAAACTGTTTATAGGCCGTTGGTTGTAGTTTGTTTTTAAATATAAACTGTTGTGGGCTAATGTTTAACGTAGTATCAGATAGGTAGTGTATTTGACCTTCAACGTCAACTGGCCATAGAGCTTGTCCTTTGAATCTTGGCTCTGCTGGTTCAAGTCTAAACTCAGCAAAACCTAAATCTTTCGCCAGCATTTTAATTTTGTCAATTTGATGTTCGTTATGTTTGAATACGATCATCTTCCAGATTGCTCGGCCACCTGCATTGATAAATGTCTGAGCATTTTTTATAATAGTGTTGTAGTCCAATCCAACCCTGTATAAATGATTAGTGTCTTCAAGGCCATCGATACTAAAAACAACTTCTATGTTTTTAGTTTCTGCCAATTGAGCCCACCATTGATTACTTCTGATACTACCGTTAGTAGTTAATGTTATGTATGGACTGCTTGGTGCCGAAATTAGTCCACTAATAAGTTGATTAATCTTTGGGTGCATACATGGATCGCCTTTGTCACCTTGTATAATAATTTGACTTAACAAAGGCATGCAGTCAAGTTCTAAATTTTTTAGTACCGCGTCAACATCTATGTGATTGAGTGTTAAGTCTGGATGTAAGGTACCGTCGCTTTTAAATACGTCGTGGTGAGTAATGTTGAACCGTGGGCAGTGAGCGCATCGAGCATTACAATGGCTTGTGGGTTCAAATTCTAATTTCTGAACTTGATCAACTTTCATTGGTTTTTGCTTCTGTTACTGATATCATGTTCTCGTATTTTTGTTAATTTTTCCATATACTTATTATAATAAGTTTTAGCGTAGTGTTGATTAAAATCTGTTAATCCCAGTTGAGAATAAAAAGTTTCCAATTGCGTTAAAAACTGTGATCTATCAAAATAACTACCAATGTCCCAAATTAAAAATTCATGTTGTTCTAGCAGTTCTGTATCTTCGGGTCGCGTATACTGACAGTTGTTTCTCCATTCAATGAAAGTGGCATAGTTAGTCAAATATATTTTTTTAGCATTTGGCCAAATATTATTTAATTGTTCAAAGGACTCAAGCTCATGTGCTATTGCAAAAAATAATGTATTTTCATGACTGATTAAATCAATATCCGACAAAAAATTTTTTGTATCAACTGAATCAGTTCCAAATAATTCACGGCACCCTAACCCTAGATCTCCCCAGCTATGATTATTATTACCAATACGTTCTAATAATGTCATTAGTTTAAGTTTTGGTGTAAATTTGTTGTTCCGTTGCAGTTTGACACAATCAATGTCTTGAAAATAACAACCGTTGCTTAATCCCAACGAGTTAATAAGAAACTTACCCCCAGCCTGACGAGGATAATAGACTATTACTATACTGTCAGAATTGACATTTCGCATTAGACATGTTTCTTACGATAATCTTCTATTGCGGCTTTTATAGCATCTTCTGCAAGTATGCTACAATGTATTTTAACCGGTGGTAGGGCAAGTTCTCCAGCAATATCCGAATTCTTAATCGTTCCTGCTTGGTCAAGCGTTTTTCCTTTAACCCACTCGGTGACAAGACTTGAGCTGGCGATTGCTGATCCACACCCGTACGTTTTAAATTTGGCATCAGTTATTACTCCTTCAGTATTTACTTTGATTTGAAGTTTCATGACGTCGCCGCAGGCAGGAGCACCGACCATGCCAGTACCAATAGAGTCATCTCCTTTGTCAAACGAACCCACATTGCGTGGATTTTCGTAGTGATCTATAACTTTTTCTGAATATGCCATTTACTTCTCCTGTTTAGTATTATAACATGTAACTGTTGTATTTACAACCTTTTTGAACGGATTATACGACTGGTTCTAGGGTGTATTGTTTTCGAGCTTGATTTTTAGTAACTGCAAATAATCTATTCTTATAGTCTAGACTTTCTGGGCAGAATTTACACATGGTCAATTGCTCATCAATTGTGTCCAAAAACTCTTGCCCGCGTTCTGCATACTCGTAAGGCGATAACGGCTTGTAGGAATTTAATACGGCTCGATCCGAATCTGAAATATCAAATCCATGTTGTTGATCAAACTCTGGGAACAATGCAGCTGGGCCACATTTATACAGTTTACCTTTAATCATATGGTAATTTTTATGGCGCCTAAATCCACAACTGTTGTGTGCCACTTCAGGTCTACTATTGTGTAGTGTGAATCGACCTGTGGCATCGCGGCTAATGGCACTATCATAAAAATCATATTGTATCCATAAAGGAATAACAACTTTATTTTCATCTACCCATGCTACGTCGGCACCGTATTCGTTGCGAGGATCATCTTTTTCTATTTTTGTAATTTCACCTTGAAGAAATTTATGGACTTCTGCTTCAAACTCATCGATAGTATTGGGGTTGTGCCAGCTGATACCCATCCAATTGCCATTGGCCCGTAGGGCTTCATACAGTCCTTTTACATTGTTTAAGCGAGTGCCGTTTGACAAGATCTGCACATTTCTTTTAAAGATACGATTGATTCCATACACCCAATCAAGTATGTCAGGATTAAGCAATGGTTCGCCGCCCAGTATTACTATTTTGTCAACGTCTACATACTCAGCCCATTTGGCATAGTCAGCTTCGTAATCACTCCAACATTGCCATCCGGCAAATGAGTAGTTGTTAAAACGATTACACCCTTCACAGGTCAAATTGCACACGTTGGTTATATAGAACTCAAGTTTGGAGAATAAGTGTTTTTTCATAGTATGGTGCATCATCTAATAATCAGATGATGTTTGATATTTACGACTAATGTGTTTACTGGCGACGTTTTAATGCCGCTTTGGCATTGCTGTCTACTACAGCTCGAGCTTGGTCTACGCTCATACCAGTTTCGGCTTCGGTATTGCCTTTGAATCGAACCACACCCGAATTGGGTTCAAGCGGTTCTAGGATATTGCTTAAAGGTTCTTTACTAATCAAATCGCCTAGGTTAGCTGATGTAACATTAACACCTAAACTTTTTGCAGCGTCGATAAAAGCCTGTTGGCTAATTTGTTTTGCGGCGGCTTCATCTTCACTCCGTCCAAGCAAAAACTGGCTTAATGCAGCCAGTCGTTGTGTGTTAGGATCTGCAACTTCTCGAATTAACATTATCTACGTTCACGGCCTAAACCGGCTGCTTGTGCGGCAGCATCCAAATCTGCACCAGCGGCATCCAAGTCTGCAACTTCTTCTTCGCCTGGGGCAGGAAGTTCAGCACCCATGTCAGCACCCATGTCCGGAGCGGCGCCCATGTCAGCACCGGGTACTTGCGGAGCTTGTCCAGTGATCACACCAAGTGCAGCTTCCAACTGTTGCTTGGCACCTTGCAGGTTGCCCAATAAGCCACTCAATGCAGCACTGGCATCAGCGTTGTATTGTGTGGCCTGGTCGACTCCAACTTCATTTCTGATCTGGTCTAGCAGGGCCGGCAAGTCTTTAAACTGCATGGCACTGACCTGTTCACTCATCTTTTGAACTTGGTCTACCATGTCTTGGCTTGCCAACACAACTTGAGCTTGTTGAATTTCACTGGCTTCGCGCAAACGACGAGCACGACGACCTTCGGCCATGGCCATCATAGTTGGGTCATTCATTTGTTTTTGCAATTGAGCAATCTCACCTTGCTTGGCTTTGATAGCATCTTGAATTTGTTTTTTCTTTTGCTGGACCTGTGCGGCTTGCATTCCAGCTTGTGCTTGAGGATTTGCAGCAGGAACGGCGCCTGGCGTAGTTGCTGCGGCGGCCAAGGCCTGTTCCATCATGACCAATTTCAAGTATGATGGATTTCGCTCACTGTAGTGAAATTCTGGAGTGCGGCGATGTTCGGCAATTAAGCCACGCACACGCTTGAGCATGTCTCGTGCTTGGCCTTTTGAAACAGTGTTGAAATCAACACGGTTGCCAAAATAGCTTTCAAAAACCTTAGCGGCTTGTTGTATTGGGTTGGCTACGGCCAGTTCTTGCAGTTTCATTATTGAATCCTCGTTGTTGAATATATTTAGCCCGGTTTACATATTTGTTTAACTGATTTTCCAGCAATTTCTTTTGTATGATTTTGCTTTCTAGCTTGGTTAAAATAATTTCTCGTAAACCCGGATCTCTGCTGCGATCACCAATTGCAGCTCGGGTCTGAATGTCATTTTTAAGTGCTGTTAATTTATTGTCAGTTCTCAGTATTTCGCGGGCTGTGTTATAATCGTGATTTTTGTCGGCGATGCACCAACTGAGTGCTGTGCGGGTGCTGCTAAACGTGCCTACTTCTGTAATGCCACAAACAACTCGATAACCAGGCAAGCTGGGCTGTATTTGATAGTGTCCAAATACTTCGTATCCATCTTCACTTTGCCAAATCAAATTAGGTGAAATGTTTTTAAATTCCTGGTGGAACAGGCGTTCAAATTCTTGGTCCGATTTCATTTTAATACGTAGTTAGAGATCACATAACCCAACGCCGTTATCAACACTCCAATGGATCCCACTGCCCAATTGATCAGTTGACTGTTGCGTTGACTGTTCATCTGGCTTACACTGTCTTTGACTTCTGCAACCATATCGCACAAATGTCCAATACTTACACTCATAGCTGTCATTTTGTCTTCTAATGCATTGTAGCGTTCTGCACACAGTTCTACGTGTGCTTCAAGGCTTTTCTTTTCAATATCAGTTGGCTCAACCATGATTAATCTCCATCACTTATTTATGGAAATGGGTGCAAACCAAATATTCTGTCTAGCACCTTCAGTAATCAACACTGTGGCAACATCCGGATCGTTATCAAGTTCACGCAACATAGGCACACCGTTGGCATCAGCACGTAATACTGATACTGGATCTGATTCAGGACCGTAAATACCATCCGACTCGGTTTCAAATTCAAACATCCAACGTGTACCTGTTTGATCTACAATAGGATCAGTTAACGCAAACAGCTGAGTGCGTAGGCTTAAAATTTGTGTAATTGTTTCCCAATTGCGTTGTTGATTGCGACTACGATTCCAAGACTCAGTATCGTGTATCAATCGGGCAGCACCGTCACGAAATGGCATTCTGCTCTGTTTGCAATGTCCGGTTACTCCGGTGGCTGTAATGTCAAATAGTGTTTGGCAGGCAAATTTCATTCGGGTCGCCTGCTTAGTTCATAGAGTATTTCTACTTGTTCGCATAAGTGATCAAGTTCTGGGTCATCGCGGCGAGCTTGAAAAATTTCAACCCAGCGTTTTGACTTTTCCAAGTCTTTGAGTTCTTGTTGCAATTTAGGGTCTTGCCAATGCAGTTCTCGTTTGACAGAACCAGGGCTACGAGCATAGACTGTTCGGCCACCGTCGGGGCTTTCAAACACTGTCAATTCTGTTATTTTGCTGACCATCATAGTAGAGTATTTAAGTCGTTATTGCAAGACCCATATTAAAGTCAACAAAAAAGCACCCGAAGGTGCTTTTTAATTACGCTGCGTCTACAAACTTTTTGAGTTCTTCAGCTTTGACCACAATGTCCGTGCTAGACGGAAAGTCTGGCATGGTTGGGAAGGGTAGGGTACCACGATTGGCATCAGTTAGTTTAGAGTGATACTCATCCCTGAGTTCTCCACGTCTTTCGTGAACTGGCGTTTGAAGTATTTCTCTAGCCAGATGTAAAAGTTCGAGACGGATTTCGTAAGGTGTTTTGCTCATGTTTTTCTCCTGTGTATGTGTGTGTCGTTCCGGTCCCGCCCTATGCAGGACAAGATTGCTACACGAGCATGAATACTTATACCTGTAAAATTCAGTCAACAAAA